AAGCAATATTTGGTTGGGCTGGTGCAGATGTAGAGTCATTTATTAATTGGGAGTCAAGAGAAATACTTTTAAATAAATCTGAAAGAGTGCCGAGCATTATACAACAAAAAGCTTTAGGAGTCATTAACAGAATTTATTATAACAGAATACAAAAAGATTATTTGCCAAAGTCAGAGAGCGGAATGATTTTTGAAAGATACAAACTTAACGACATAGATTTAACAGAAGGTGATTGGTTAATTCTTACCAGGACCAAAGCATTGTTAAAACCTATTGCCCCTTATCTAAAACGTAAAGGTTTCTTTTTTAGTACAGCTCAGGGAAATAGTATTGGTAAAAGTTTGTACGAAGATATTTTATCGTGGGATAAACTAAAACGTGGTGAACCTATTGGTGAGGTACAGGAACAAAGAATCAAGGAACGAGTATCAGGCGACAAGGATCTTACAAAAGAATGGTACGAAGCATTTAACACTGGGTCCTTATCACAAAAAGAATATATGCGAGCTATGTTAAGCAACAAAGAAGATTTATCTAAAGAACCAAGAATAAAAATTTCTACAATACATGGAGCTAAAGGTGGTGAAGCAACTAATGTAGTTTTGTTTTTGAATCAAACTACAAATACAATCAAAGGATCTAAAAAATCTAAAGCAAAAGAAGAAGAGGAATTTAGAGTTTGGTATGTAGGAATTACACGAACTATGCAAAATTTATTTTTAATAAAGTGTAGTAACAAATCAAAGGAGTTTAAACTATGAGTAAAGTTTGGGACAAGCAGCACGGCGGGAGTCACTACCAAAAATATAAAATTCAGCCGAGTAAGTTTGTAGTTGAGAATGAGTTGCTCTATCCGGAAGGATGTGCTATAAAATATATTATTCGCCACCGCGATAAAGGAAAGAAGCAGGATCTATTGAAAGCAATACACTTTATAGAAATGATTATTGAAAGGGACTATGCCACAGAAGGCGAGGAAAGTTAAACACATTATGATTGCTAAACACAAATTTAGATTAGAAATTTATTTAGCATTGGAAGGACGTAGAGATTTAACATGGGAGATATTTCCATACAACCATGATGCATCTTTATATGCTTTTAGTAATAAAAAAAGAATAGAAAACATAGTAGAGAAAAAATATATTTATGATTGAAGCACAAACAGAGTGGGTTAAACCTACAGAATTTCCAGATTTAAGACAAGCAGATACAATTGCTATTGACTTAGAAACTTACGATCCAGATTTAAAAAGTCTGGGTACAGGTTCTGTTGTTGGTAGAGGTAAGGTTGTAGGTATTGCAGTAGCTGTAGATGGCTACGCAGGATACTTTCCTTTTGATCACGAAGGTGGTGGTAACCTTGAAAAAAGCAAGGTTTTACAATGGTTTAAGGACGTTTGTGAATGTCCAGCTGATAAAATTTTTCACAATGCAATGTATGATGTGTGCTGGATTCGTACCATGGGTATAAAAATAAATGGAAACATTTATGACACGATGATTGCAGCGTCACTAGTAAATGAAAATAGATTTAGATATGACCTTGGATCTTTGGGTTGGGATTATTGTGGTAAAGGTAAGAACGAAACAGAATTAGTAAACGCAGCAAAAGAATGGGGACTCGATCCGAAAGCAGATATGTGGAAGATGCCAGCAATGTATGTTGGTAACTATGCAGAACGTGATGCAGAACTAACGCTAGCTTTGTGGAGAGTCATGCAAAAAGAAATAAGCGACCAGGATCTAGGATCTATCTTTGAACTAGAGACAGAACTTTTCCCTTGCCTAGTCGATATGCGGTTCTTAGGAGTCCGTGTAGACGTAGAAGGTGCTCACAAATTAAAGCAACAATTAGCTGGAGAAGAAAAAGAATTATTACACAAGATAAAAAAAGAAACACAAGAAGATGTTCAAATATGGGCTGCACGTTCAATAGAGAAAGTTTTTCAAAAACTGAACCTACCTTATGAGCGAACCACAAAAACAAATTCTCCATCATTTACTAAAAATTTCCTTTCATCACATGAACATCCGTTAGTACAATGTATAGCAAAAGCTAGAGAAATAAACAAGGCACATACGACATTCATAGATACAATTATTAAATACGAACATAAAGGCAGAATACACGCAGATATAAATCAAATTAGATCTGATAGTGGAGGGACAGTAACTGGAAGATTCTCATATTCGAATCCGAATCTACAACAAATTCCTGCGCGCAACAAAGACTTAGGTCCTTTAATCAGATCCCTCTTTGTACCTGAGTCTGGTTGCGAGTGGGGATGCTTTGACTACAGTCAACAAGAACCAAGACTCGTAGTGCACTATGCATCCCTGGATCAAGACGCAAGCGTCTTTGAAGTTAAGAACGCATACAATGATGGTGATGCAGACTTCCATACTATCGTTGCAAAAATGGCACAGATACCAAGAACACAAGCAAAAACAATTAACCTTGGATTATTTTATGGTATGGGTAAAGCTAAACTACAAGCAGAGCTTGGAGTATCTAAAGATAAAGCAGAAGAATTATTTTCTATTTACCACAACAGAGTACCATTTGTTAAAACTTTGATGAAGAGTGTATCTAACAGAGCACAACAACGTGGACAAATCCGTACATTACTTGGCCGTCTTTGTCGCTTCCATCTATGGGAACCAAATCAATTTGGTATGCACAAAGCATTACCTTTTGAACAAGCAGTACAAGAACATGGTCCAGGTATAAGACGTGCATACACATACAAAGCATTAAATAAATTAATACAAGGATCAGCTGCAGACATGACAAAAAAATCTATGCTTGACTTATATAAAGAAGGAATCGTGCCACACATACAGATACACGATGAACTAGATATTTCTGTAGAAAGTGATAAACAAGCTAAACTAATTAAGGATGTCATGGAATCAGCAGTTGACTTGGAGATACCAAACAAGGTAGACTACGAATCCGGTAAAAACTGGGGTGACATACACTAGGAGGAAACATGAAAAAATATGTAGATAAATTTATGGTATGGCAATTACATAACAGAAGAGAGATCGTTTGTTTTGTTGCAGGCCTTATCGTAGGAGCAATCGTTATATAATGTGCTATGGCTTACTTGAATGCAAACATTCCTGTAACATACGCACAAATTAGAAGAGAATATTTATATGATCTTAAAGCTCATCATGGCGAAGTTGAAGATTGTATTATCTTTGGTATGTCAGCTATTACAGGTAAATCGATTCTTTGGCACGCGATTATGGAGAACGGTGCAGTCTTTTATAGATTACCTATCACAGCTTTTATACAACGTGGATTTGAGGCTAAGGATGTTCCTCAACGTAGACTTGATGAGCTTCAGCTCTGGAATTGTTTTAGTTATTATCCTGCTATTACTTGTTGGGATATCTTAGATGGTCAAGCCGGTAAGTATATCGGTAAAGATAAAAAATGGCATCCAGGAAAATATTTATTTACTGTTGACTTTGCACATCCAGAGAGTAACATAGTTGACACTGATCATTCAGAGATTCCGCACGAACACAAGTGCGCTCACATAATTGCATTAGACGATGGTAATTATGCAGCACAACCAAACAATCGATGTATATGGGACATACCTTCTTTCACAGTGAAAGATAATATTCCTGATTGGAAAGTGCAAACAAATGAATGGAATGTAGAGGATAGTAGAGCTTGGCGTACAGAAGATACAGACAAGTTTTTCTACGAAATTGAGGAGAAGAAAAATGATAAAACTGATTAAAAAATTTTTTAATTTATTTAGACCTAAAAAAATTGTACCTGAAGTTATTGAAAAATGTGGAGTACACGTAGCTAGATTTAAAAAGTCGTGCCCACGTTGTCAACAACTGAACCAATCACACGGTCAAATCTGGTAATTTTATGGAGGGTGACTATGAATTATGGATTCACCGCAATATTAATTATTTTGATGTGTTTACTGGCTTTTTGCGTAAGGCCAGTGGACCATACGCCATTGAAAATTGAGCTAAAAGATATTATAATCCCGCTGCCAAAACCAAAATTAAATGAGTAAAAAAGCATTAGATATATCAGACGAAGCACGTGTGCAGATGCCGATGAAGACCGTAGTGTCTTTGATC